CACGGTTACTGCTTCTCTCACGCTTGTAAGAATGAGAAGAAGAGATACTCTAAACAAGAACTACCAGAGGAGATGCAAAGTATGCTAGATCAGTACGGAGTTACTGAAGAAACAAAACAAGAAGAAAGCACAGAGGAATTCTTTTCTTCTGTCTCTCTTAGCAAAGGGACCTTTGAAGATATCAGGAATAGAAAGATCAGCAAGGAGACCTGCAAGCTCTTCAACGTCACGCTGAACATGAAGGACGGGAAGGAGACCAACCACTACTACCCGTACTACAACACCACGGGTGAGCACATTGCCAACAAGGTCAGAGGGAGGGGCAAGTCCTTCATCTGGGAGGGCAGCGGGAAGGAGGCCATGCTCTTTGGCCAGCATGTCTTTGGCTCTTCCACTGCCAAGGCCGTCACCGTGGTGGAGGGTGAGCTAGATGCACTGGCCACCTACCAACTGCTAGGCTCTCGCTACCCTGTTGTCTCCATCAAGAACGGTGCAGGCAACGCCCTCAAGGATTGCAAGAACAGCTACAACTTCCTCAACTCCTTCAAGGAGATTGTTATCTGCTTTGACCGTGACGAGAGCGGCACGCAGGCAGCCAACCAGATATCCAAGCTCTTCCCCAACAAGAGCAAGGTGGTGACACTGGACGAGGGCAAGGACCCGTGCGACTACCTGATTGAGAACCGCTCCGCTGACTTTACCCGGCGGTGGTTTGCAGCAGAGCGGTACACGCCTGCCAACATTGTCAGGGGCGAGGACCTGCTGGACCGACTGCTCAACCAACCCACACCTGACAGCCTTGCGCTCCCTTGGGACGGCCTCCAAGACCTGACCTATGGTATCCGCAAGGGAGAGATGTGGACCATCACCTCTGGCTCTGGCATGGGCAAGACGCAGGTGCTCAGAGAACTGAGCTACCACATACAACAGCACACCGAGGATAACATAGGCCTGCTCTTCCTAGAAGAGCCACTGGAGGACGCTGCCCGTGGCATGATGAGTCTCTACGCTGGCAAGCCGCTGCACCTGCCCACCACAGAGTTTACTCAACAGGAGTGGGACGATGCCTTCCAAGAGACCCTTGCCACGGGACGGTATGTGTTCTTTGATTCTTTTGGATCAAACAACATTGACACCATTGTGGATACCATCAAGTACATGCGCTATGCCTGCGACTGTCGGTATATTTTCCTTGACCACATCTCCATCCTTGTCAGTGACCAGAGCGCAGGCGATGAGCGCAAGGCACTGGACGAGATAGCTACCAAGCTCAAGACCCTGACCATTGAACTGGACATCTGGCTAGGCATGGTCTCTCACTCCAAACGTCCCGCTGGTAAGCCACATGAGGAGGGAGGACAGACCTCACTCTCTGAACTGCGCGGCACCGCTGGCATAGGTCAGCTGAGTAACATGGTGCTGGGACTGGAGCGGAACGGGCAGGACCCTGACCTCTACCGGAGGAACGTCACGCTAATCCGGGTGCTCAAGAACCGCTTCTCTGGCCTCACTGGCCCAGCCTGTCACCTGCACTACGACCGTGCAACAGGACGCTTGACACAGATAGACGATCCTGATACAGATACGGATACAGAAGTAGAAGCAACAGAGGCAGAGGATTTTGAAGAGGTACTATAATGAAGCGACTGTTCTTGGATATAGAGACAGATGGATTCAACCCTTCCCGCATATGGTGTGTGGGTACAATATTACTGGAGGACAATAAGGATGGTACTGAAGTTCAAACCCCTAGACTATTCACAGAGGGAGAAAGAGATAGCTTTGCAGATTACGCGGCACAAGCGGATAAAGTTCTTGGGCATAACGCTATTCATTTTGACTTTCGTATACTTGATCTTCTTTGGGGTGTACGCTTTCAGCCAGAACAGATGCTCGACACCATGGTTCTCTCTCAACTTGCAAACCCCACCAGAGACGGCGGTCACTCAATTGAGGCATGGGGTCAGCACTTCAACTACCCAAAGATAAACATTGACTATGATACATTTTATCAGGGGTACTCTGGTGAGATGGGCGAGTACTGTATGCAGGACACCAGAATATCAGTCAAGATATACAAGCAGGTGAAGAGGGAACTATCCTCCTTCTCTCCGGGTTGCATCAGACTGGAGCACAGTGTCAGGGCTATACTCTCTGATCAGGAGTCCAACGGCTTCAAGCTGGACGAGCAGAACGCCTGTATGCTCGTGGCAGAACTGACCGATGAACTCAATACTATCAAGGAGCAGATGCAGGATACCTTCCCACCCACAGAGGTGAAGCTAAAGACAAAGACCAAGTATATCCCCTTCAACCCCGGGTCACGTAAGCAGGTGGCAGAGCGGTTGATAGAGATGGGCTGGCTCCCTGAGAAGAAGACTGACCTAGGCAATGTGGTGGTGGATGAAAGTATTCTCTCTGAGATTGACATGCCAGAGGCGCAGCTGATTGCACGGTACATGATGCTACAGAAGCGCATAGCACAGGTGAACTCTTGGCTAGATGCAATCAACCCGGACACAGGTAGGGTACACGGTAAGGTGCTGACCCTCCGTACAATCACAGGACGCATGGCCCACGCCACTCCGAATATGGCACAGGTCCCGGCTGTGTATTCTCCTTATGGTCCAGAGTGTAGAAGACTATGGGTCCCGGGCAACGCAAGAAAGCAGAACCTTGTGGGTATAGACGCCAGTTCTATTGAACTCAGAATGCTCTGCCACTACATGAACGATCCAGAGTACACAGAGATTGTTGTCTCCGGTGACATACACACAGCCAACCAAGAGAGAGCAGGACTAAGCTCACGCGCACAGGCCAAGACATTTATCTATGCTTTCCTCTACGGTGCAGGCGCTGCCAAGATAGGAAAGATCGTAGACGGCACAGCAGCAGACGGGCAGGACCTGATAGACAAGTTCCTAGAGGCCACCCCTGCCCTTCACACAGAGCGCCAGCGTGTGACCCTTGCAGCAGAGCGAGGGTTCATCAAGGGGTTGGACGGTAGGAGATTGTTTATTCGTTCCACTCACGCTGCACTGAACACACAGCTACAGGGTGCAGCTGCCATTGTCATGAAGCGTGGCTTGGTCATCTTCAACGACAAGCTACCAGAGGGTGCTCGCTTTGTTGCAAATGTTCACGATGAATGGCAATTAGAGGTTGACAAACCCCTGTCAGATATGGTAGGTACTCTTGGCATAGACAGTATCAAAGAAGCAGGAGAGTTCTACAGTTTAAAATGCCCACTGACAGGAGAGTACAACGTAGGTTCCAACTGGGCAGAGACACACTAGAAAGGAGTTAAAATGGAAACAGTGATAATAGCTCTAACAGCAATCTTGATTCCACTAGGACTAGGTAATCAAGAATACTTTGAAACGGTGAAGGAACAAACTGACAAGGGCTATACTTGGGAGTACGTGGGCTACACTCCTTGGTCACAGGATAAGTCACCATCTCTCCTGATAGAGCCAGATGAAGATTTCCCACCGTTTGTTTTATTTAAACTTACCAAGCCAGAGGAGTAGAAATGTCTGTAGATTTAGATAACCACATTCTTGAGAAGAATGTAGCTGATCTTCAAGAACAGTTACAGAAGTCTTATATCAGAAACAGTGAACTCATTGAACAGAACAATGCACTAAAGAAAGAGCGTGATGCCATGATGCACCATAACCTTTCCATTGATGAGATAAAAAGAAAAGAACATAAGAATAAAAAAGGCTTGACATCTTACATTGAAGATGCTATGAACTGTAACATCAAAACATTCCAGAATATTCTGGGTAAACTGAAAGGAGTCTAGAGACCATGCCAATTGTACAGGGTACAGCTTACTGGGCAAAACTTGATCCTAACAATCCCGCACAGAAGTATCAGACTACTTCTAGGGAAGATACTGAATGGTGCCTTGACCTTGGGTTGGATACCAAGGCAGTCAAGATGATTGAGGGTATGAACCCCTCTGCATCTGTCAAGGACGGTAAGAAGAAGAACCATGCCAGCGGTGGCCCGTTCTTCAAGTTCAAGAAGAACGCCTTCACCCGTGACGGTAAGGCACTTCCTGCTCCCCGTGTTGTGGATGCACAGAAGAACGATATCTCTGGCACTGCCATTGGTAACGGGAGCAAGGTCAATGTTCTGTTCCGCGCCAAAGAGATGGAACAAGGACAGTGGGCAGGTAAGAGCGTGTTCTATCTGGACGCTGTTCAAGTGTTGGAGCTTGTCCCTTACGAGGGAGGAGCATCAGAGGACTTCAGTGCAGTGGATGGTGGCTACACTGGAGAGGAAGACTTTGCCACAGAAGATAATGGGTTGTAGGTAGAGTCAATGACTAGCAAGATTAGTACTCTTCTGGACGACATAGGTTATCGTTTAGAAGAGGGGAGTGTCCCAGAAGAGGCTAATCTTGCTATCTTTTTGGATGAACTAAAGGAGGTAATGCAGAACTTTTTTGTTGAGGAGTCTAATCGGGACAGCACGGGTAAGCTGCGACTCTCAGCAGTGGGGAGAGAGGACCGAAAGCTCTGGTATGATTTCAACGGCTACGAAAAAGAAAAGCTAACAACTAGCCAGCGAATACGTTTTTGTCTTGGTCACATACTAGAAGCTTTCGTCCTCCTTCTTGCCAGAGAGGCTGGACATACGGTGGAGGACTGCCAGAAAGAAGTATCTGTTGAGAAGGTCAAGGGACACATTGACTGTATCATAGACGGTGAGCTAGTAGATGTTAAGTCTGCCTCACCCTATGGTTTCAAGAAGTTTGTTGACGGTTCTATCATCAGAGGTGATGATCCATTTGGTTATATCTATCAGCTTAGTTCCTACGGTGCTGCCCTAGGTAAAGAGAAGGGGTACTTCCTCTCCATTGACAAAAGCGGCGGTGATCTAAATCTACTACAGGTTCCCCTTACCAATGTTGATCCAGCTGAGAGGATATCCTACCTGAAGGATACGCTACCTGATACTGATCCTCCAGACAGGTGCTACTCAGAGGTAGAAGAACCATCAGGTAATAAGAAGCTAAGTTTTAACTGTAAGTACTGTGACTACAAAGTGGAGTGCTGGAAGGATGCCAATGATGGGACAGGCCTGCGTAAATACAACTACTCCAGAGGTCCAGAGTATTTCACTCACATAGAAAAAGAACCCAGAGTAGAAGAGGACTTTGTATAATGGCACAGCGCCCTGATCAATCTATTATATTATCTTATCAAGAATGTAAATTCTGTGGATCAT